AAATAAAGATATCAAAGATGCTGAGGAATTAGATAGAACTATAGATTTTAATAGGTCTTTAGGATAAATCTGAAACGGATATAAACCAAAATAGTTAATTATATATGGAACGTATTATAGAACTTATTATAGACGAAGAAAATGAGTTTAGCGGTATAGAAGCTATCTCAGTTGTAGAAAATCCGGCTATTGAAGAGGATTTTATCGCCCTAAAGGAGCACAAAGAGGTCAAACTTGCTGAAGTAGACAAAGAAAAGAGGATTTTGATGGGTGCAGCCCTAATTCCTAACAAAAAGATATATAGAAACAGTGGTGAAGAAGAATATTACATATTTTTCTCTGAAGATACCGTTAGAAAGGCTTCTGAACTGTTTTTAATGAAGGGTAATCAAAACAATAGTACCCTAGAACATAATGTAGAGCTTGAAGGAATGTCTGTAGTCGAATCTTGGATTATAGAAGACGAAAAAAAGGATAAATCTAGAAAATATGACTTCGACTTACCTGTAGGAACTTGGATGGTATCTGTAAAAGTTAATAATGATGACGTTTGGAATCAAGTTAAGGCAGGTGAAGTAAAAGGATTTAGTATTGAGGGTTATTTTGCAGATAAAATGGACGGTCCTAAGGAGTCTTTACCTGAACAAATGTGTTCTGAGTGTCTAGATGAATTAAATGCCGAATACGAGCTCCTAGAGGCCTTAGAAAGCCTATCTGAAGAGGTTGAATTAGAGTCTTATGGTGGATATCCAGAATCTGCATCTAATAATGCTAAATTAGGTATAAAAAGGAATAAAGAACTAGGTAATAAGTGTGCGACCCAGGTAGGTAAAGTAAGAGGTCAACAATTAGCTAGAGGAGAGAAGTTTACCTTACCAACCTTGAAAAGAATTTACTCTTATCTAAGTAGAGCTGCTGAATATTATGATCCTAGTAAGCCTGAGGCTTGTGGTACGATAAGCTATCTATTATGGGGAGGTAAAAGTATGCTTAATTGGACGGAATCTAAACTTAGAGGAATAGAGGAATTAGAAGAAGTAAATCCTTGCCAGGAAGGATATGAAATGGTCGGATTTAAGACTAAAAATGGTAGAAAAGTACCTAACTGCGTACCTAAACAATAAATATGGCCACTACAAAGAATACTTCATATAGAGTTCACGTTCAGGACACCACCCAGGCTGAGGTAGATTCAGTGAATATAGAGAATGGTGCAATGCTACGCACTGATGATGCCCTATATATGGGTCATAATGATGAAAATGTAATCGTATATCCACAAACAGGTGCAACTAATTTGGGTTGGGCTAGATATAACGATACATTTTATAATGGAGAGGGGGAAGGAGATTCCGGTAAATTAGTCCTAACCGATGGTGTTGAGGTTACTTTACCTAACAATGCAGGAAGCGTTGTAAGAAGTCATCCAAGTATAGACTTTTACGATTCATCTAACCAAAAGTTTGTAGGATTAAATGAGAATGATGTTTATGCGGTTACTGTTGTGTTTAAGAAGTCGGCAGGTAATGCCAATCAAACGCATTTAGATTTTAAACTTACAGGAGCAGATGATTACGATAGAATCAATATGGCTTTAGGGTTTTACAAAGGAAACGATGAAACACAGAACCAACATATAATGTTTCAATACTATTTAGATGCAAATGCTTTAGCTAATGGTCTTACTCCAAAGATACAGGCTGATGGAGGCAATGCTAAAATATGGGATATTATATTCTTCATACAACGAACTCAAAACGCAGGATAATGAAAAAAAGAATGAAGGCTACACCAAGTTATTCTTCACCTAAGGGTGGTAGTAGAGGCTGTCTTTGCAAAGATGGTAAAACGTATTCAAGAAAATGTTGTGATGGTTCTTTACAGGCTCAAGGAGTTGGTAATGTGACTGGTGACGGCACTTGAAAATACAACAATATATTTTTAATCAGTAATAATTATAAACATCAATTTTTATGAAAGCAACAGAAATCGTTTCTAAACTAAAGGATGTGCTTTTATCTTCAACTGAAGAGGTTGAAACTCAAGAAGCTGTACAACAAGAAGTGCAGGAAGATGTACAAGAAGAAGTACAGCTTGAGTCTGCAACTGAAGAAGTTAATGAAGAAGAAGAAGTACAGTTAGAGGAAGCTCCTGAAGTGGAGGCTTCTGAAGAGGTTGAGGCTATGGAGCCAAAATCTGAAATGTCTTATGCTACCAAAGAAGAATTAGCTGAGGTTAAGGCTATGGTAGAAAAGCTAATGGGTCAATTAGAGGCTAAGGAAGAGTCTAAGCAAGAAGTTCCTCAAGAACTATCTGCTGACGAAGAACCTTTAACTCACAGCCCAGAAAATTCAACAGAGAGCAAGAATTTACACTTATACTCTCAAAACGCACCTGCAACTACTCTTGATAGAGTCTTAGCAAGATTAAATAAATAATAAATATCTAAATTACCAAAAATGGCAACAACTACATCAATTACTACTACTTACGCAGGAGAGTTTGCAGGTGAATATATCGCTGCTGCTCTACTCGAAGGTTCTACTATCGCTAACGGTGGTATTACTGTAAAACCGAATGTAAAGTTAAAAGAGGTTATCAAAAAAGTGGCTACTGACGATATCGTCAAAGATGCAACTTGTGATTTTGATCCTACTTCAACTATTACACTTACTGAAAGAATCCTTCAACCAGAAGAGCAACAAGTCAACCTACAACTTTGTAAGAAAGACTTTATCTCTGATTGGGAAGCACTTTCTATGGGATATTCAGCTCACAGCGATATGCCTTCTAAATTCTCTGACTTCTTAATTGCACACGTTGCAGCTAAAGTTGCACAAAGAACTGAGCAGTCTATCTGGGCAGGTGATACTTCTACAAATGGTCAATTTGACGGACTATCTACTATCTTAGCTGCTGATGCTGCTTTACCTGCTGCAAACGAAGTTGCAGGTACTTCAGTTACTGCAGGAAACGTAATCACTGAATTAGGTAAGATTGTAGATGCTGTTCCTTCTGCTCTTTACGGTGCTGAAGACTTAAACATCTATGTATCTCAAAATATCGCTAGAGCTTATGTAAGAGCTTTAGGCGGATTTGGTTCTAGCGGACTAGGTGCTAACGGTACAAATGCAATGGGTACTCAATGGTGGAATAACGGTTCATTATCTTTTGACGGAGTGAAAATCTTTGTTGCTAATGGACTTGCTTCTGACACTGCTATCGCTGCTGAAAAGTCTAACTTATTCTTCGGTACTGGTCTATTATCTGACCACAACGAAGTTAAAGTTATCGATATGGCTGACCTTGATGGTTCTCAAAACGTAAGAGTCGTGATGAGATTTACTGCAGGTGTACAGTATGGTATTGTTGATGACATCGTAACTTACGGTATCACTAACTCTGCTAACTAAAAACAATAATTAATTAACTAATAAGGGTGGGTAAGCCGAAAAGCCTACCTACCCTTTTTTAATACCTTATAATATGGCTTGTGATTTAACAAAAGGTAGAAAAGAACCCTGTAAAGATGTAGTTGGAGGACTGAATGCAATATACTTCATTGATTATGGAGATATCACCATTTCTTACGACACTACTGATACAGATGTCATTGATGACTTGGGTGCTGTAACTGCCTACAAATATGAATTGAAAGGTAATAGTAGTTTCGAACAAACTATTACTGCTTCAAGAGAGAATGGTACAACATTCTTTGAGCAAACGCTAAACTTAACACTTAAAAAACTTACTAAAGAAGATCATAAGGAAATTAAGTTATTAGCTTACGGAAGACCTCACGTTGTTGTAGAGGACTATAACGGGAATGCGTTCCTTATGGGTGCAGAGCACGGAGCAGATGTTTCTGGAGGAACAATTGTAACTGGTGCTGCTATGGGAGACCTATCTGGATATACTTTAACATTATCAGGTATGGAAGTTTTACCTGCTAATTTCTTGAAGGATGCTGCTACTAACGACGCGTTTAGTGGTCTTACTTCAATAGTAACTGTTACAGAGGGTACTAACTCTTAATAGTAATATTCATTTGATAATTATAGGGTGGCTGTTTGGTCACCCTATTTTTTTGAACAAAAACGAAACTATTTAGTTATACTTATATGATAAGGTTATTACCAAGTACAGACAGTCAAACCATAAGTATAATTCCTAGGGAATACACTGAAGCTAGTGATTTAGAGTTAGTGATTAGGGAAGATGGTACTAGAAAGATGGAGACGCTAGAAGCATTAACTTCAACGATAAATGGTAACTTTTTAGATATTGACTGTACTTTTAGTATTTTATCAGAGGACAGTGCTTATTCAATAGAGATTAAGCAAGGAGATACATTACTTTACAGAGATAAGGTTTATTGCACTTCTAAAACGGATACTACAATATCTCATACATTAAACACAGGCGGATATAATCAACACGATTCCGAAACCGAAGAGCAACAATATATAATAATATGAGTCGAAAAACAATAAGGTCAGCTAGAAAGATAGAGGCTCCAAAGGAAATAAAAAATAGTATGAGAGTACTTAATCTATCTGGTTATGAAATCCCAAGTATAAAGGAGAATACTCGTAATGATTGGGTTGAGTACGGTGACAATAATGATTATTTCACTGAACTTATAGAAAGGTATTTAGGCAGTCCTACCAACTCAAGATGTATCAATGGTATTGTTGATATGGTTTATGGTAGAGGACTAAACGCAACAGACTCAACAGAGAAGCCTGAGATGTTCGGTAAGATGCAAAGTGTTCTTAGACCGAGTGACGTAAAGAAAATGGTTAATGACCTTAAAATGTTAGGTCAAGCGGCTATCCAGGTTGTATATAAAACCGGTAAAAAAGAAATTTCAGGTCTTTATCATTTCCCTATGGAGACGTTAAGAGCTGAAAAGGCTAAAGATGGTAAGGTGAAAGGATATTACTATCACCCTGACTGGGCCAATATAAAGCCCTCTGACAAGCCTAAAAGAATCCCTTCGTACAAGAATGGTAGTAGGTCTGAGAAGATTGAAATATACTGTGTTAAACCGTACAGAGCGGGGTTCTATTATTATTCCCCTGTAGATTATCAAGGGTGTTTGCAGTATTGTTCTTTAGAAGAAGAGGTATCAAACTATCACTTAAACAATATTAAGAATGGATTGCAACCTTCTTTATTACTGAACTTTAACAACGGTATTCCTTCTGACGAGATTCAAGAAAGAATCGAAAGAAAGATATATGATAAATTCAGTGGGTCTTCTAATGCAGGTAGATTTATACTAGCCTTTAATGAAAGTTCAGAAGATCAGTCTACGGTTGAACCTATACACTTACCGGATGCTCACGCTCAATATGAGTTCTTAGCTAAAGAAAGTAGAGAGAAGATTATGATTGGCCACGGTGTTGTATCACCTATCTTATTAGGTATTAAAGATAATACTGGATTTGGTAATAATGCTGAGGAATTAAGAACAGCTTCTATCCTTATGGATAATATTGTTATTAGACCATTCCAAACTTTACTTATTGATGCATTCAAAGAATTACTTTCTTACAATGGCATTATGCTAGACTTATACTTTACAACTCTTCAACCAATTGAGTTCACAGAGCTTGATAATATTGCGACTAAGATCAAGAGAGAGGAAGAGACTGGAGAGAAGTTATCTAGTCAAAAAGTAGAGGAGGAAGAGTTATTAAACACAGAGGTTGAAGTTGAAGAAGTAGAACCTAACGAGGAAGAATAATATGAAAGCATTATTTATAACACTAAAAGAGCTTAAGAGAAAGTCAATATTTGACGGTAATCTGGATGCTGATAAATTAATTCAATTTGTTGAGGTGGCCCAGGATACTGAGATTCAGCAATTCCTAGGTACTAAATTATATGAGAAGTTACAGAATGAAATTATTGCGGATACATTATCCGGTAATTATGAAACATTAGTTAATGATTATATTAAGCCAATGCTTATTTGGTATACTCAAGCGACTTATATCCCTTACGCAGCATATCAAATATCTAACGGGGGAATATATAAGCATAATTCAGAGAATGCTACATCTGTAAGTGAGTCTGAGATAAAGAACCTTGCAAATCACGCAACTGAAACTGCTGAGTTCTATACGCAAAGATTTATGGATCATATGAACTATAACAGTTCATTATACCCTGAATATGTAAGTAATCAGAATGATGGTATGTATCCGGAGAGAGATGTGAATTTTACTGGTTGGGTTTTATGACAAAGAAGAAAAAGAAGAAAGGTTATAAACCAAAAAAAGAAAACGAAATTAAGTTAAATAGTTATTTAATAAAGAGAGATGGCGAATCAAATAAATTGGGGAAAGATATATTGTGATATGGAAACCAACAGTGCCTTTGGTGCTGATGAGCAATACACAACATATTTTATACCTGACTTTTCTGCTCCCACTTGTTGGGGACTTGTTCCAGTAACACCGTTTACAGCAGATATGGTTAGTTATTTCGGAGGTAATATAACGGTAGATACAACGCAATTTAAAGCAGATAAAACACAATTATAAATAAAACAATATGGCATCACAAAATATTAATGTCGGAACAAATGCAGATGATGGAACTGGTGAATCACTAAGAAGTGCATTTATCGACATCAGAAAAATGTTCGCTGAAGTTTATGGGCAAACCTATACTAGCGATACTCAGGATTTAGGAGGTACTACCCTTGCGTTTAAGGCAGACCAACTTTCTCTAACCAATACTGCCGAAGCAGCAACTGATAATTACGTTATTACTTATGATGATGCTTCTGGAGGCTTTACCTTAGAGGAAAAGTTTGATGGTGATATCACTGGTATTGTAGCAGGAGATGGTCTTACTGGAGATGCAACTTCAGGTGATGCTAGTTTGGCTGTTGGAGCAGGAACTGGTATAACTGTAAATGCAGACGATATTCAAATATCAGATGGAGGAGTAGATACTACTCAATTAGCTGCAGACGCAGTAGATGGAACAAAAATAGCAGATGATTCTATTGATAGCGAGCATTACGTTGATGGAAGTATTGATACTGCACATTTTTCACTAACTGCAGCAATTAATGTAAATGTAGACCAAAACTCAGGTACATTACAATTATGGAGCGGAACACAAGCACAATATGACGCCTTAACACCTGATGCAAGTACTATATATTTTATTGTATAATTTAAAAGAATATTATGCCAATTAATAAAGCATCAACAGCACTTTCTGCAATTTATAAAGGTTCTTCTACTGTAACAAAAGCCTACAAAGGTACTGACCAAATTTATCCTAATGTTGCACCTGTTTCTTATTCTGCTGATATGCTTATTGTCGCAGGTGGTGCAGGCGGTGGAGGTGCTGATTCTTCGGGCGAAGGATCAGGAGGAGGAGGTGCAGGTGGATATCGTACTTCAACGCAAACCCTATCTACGAGTACGACATATACCATTGTTGTCGGTGGTGGTGGGGCAGCAGGAACTGCTTCGCCAAGAACCGCAGGAACAAACGGAAATTATTCTCAAATATCAGGTTCTGGAATAACTACAATTCAATCGTCAGGTGGCGGAGGAGGTGGATTCAACAACGGTCTTGATGGAGGTTCGGGTGGTGGTACTCCCTACGTTTCAGGATGTGCATCAGGAGGTTCGGGTAATATAGGCGGATATACCCCATCTGAAGGAAACGATGGTGGTACTGGTTCAGTTTGTTCAAGAAGTGGTACTTCTGGAGGTGGAGGTGGTGCTGGTCAAGTCGGTCAAATTGGCGACGGTGGCGACGGTTCACAATCTTCAATTACGGGAACTGCAACTTATTATGCTGGAGGAGGTGCTGGTGGTCGCGGAGGCGGAACTGGTGGTCTCGGTGGCGGTGGCGCACCTTTAGGGAACGGAACTCCAAACACTGGTGGAGGCGGTGGCGGAGGCGAAAACTCAAACGGAGGTTCGGGAGGTTCGGGCGTCGTAATAGTTCGCTTGGAAACTGGTGCTTACAATACTTCTTCGGGTGCTACCGTAACGACTGACGGCGATTATAAAGTTTTAAAATTTAATGGTTCGGGTAGTTTCTCGACAACTTCTTAAGAATATGGCACACTTTGCAAAACTTGATAGTAATAATATAGTAGTAGACGTTATAAAAATAGAAAATAACGTAATGTTAAACT